GGTGTTGGCGGAAGTAATGCTCAAAATGGTATGGAACTGTATGTTAATGGACAAAATATTGTTAGTTCAGCAAGCACACTTGGTTCTTATGCAGCTATGAGTAATACTACTGCTCCAGTGTATGTAGGAAGAGTAGCAACTACTTATTCAAATGGCAAAATATCAAATGCGGCTATTTTTAATACAGAGTTAACTTCTACACAAGTAACGGAAATCTATAATGAAGGCGTTCCAGGTAACTTACATAATTTCTCAGGAACTGCTCCAGTTAGCTGGTGGCAAATAGGTTCTAACAGTTCTTATAACTCAGGAGTTTGGACTTGTTTAGATGAAATTGGAACTAACAATGCTGTTAGTGCTGGTAGTATGACAAATGATGATATTGTAGATGGTCCTGGATATTCAGCAAGTGGTGTAGGAACAAGTTCAATAGATATTATAGGAGATGCTCCGTATAGTTCTGCAAATGGTTTGTCTAAAAATATGGATGTATTAGATAGAACATTAGATACTCCTATTAAAAATACTCATTCTGTTGAGTTAGATGGAGTTGACGATTTTGTATTCTTCTCACCAAGTAATTTTGTTGTTAATGAGCAAGTAAGTTATTCATTTTGGATTAAGCCTGACACATACGTAGATACTATAGGGTATCTTATAGCTGGTGGTTCTAATTTAAATGGTGGTATTGGATATAGTCAAGGGTATAATGCTGGAAATTATTCACCTGGAAGAGTTTTATTTTATACTGGCTCAGGTGCTGTTTACACAAGTACTTATTTAACAGAAAACGTTTGGAATCATTTAGTTGTAACTTTCGGCACTAATATGAAATTATATAAAAATGGAGTTTTAGAAGGTACATACAATGCTAACTACAACGCTTATCGCCATACATTCCGTTATATAGGTAGATCTTGGGGATCAAATTATGTCAACGGCAAGATGGATGAAGTAGCTATATTTAGCTCAGAGTTAAGTGCACCACAAGTTGCTTCCATTTATAACAATGGTACTCCAGGCAATATTTCACCTTTAAATCCAGCATTATGGTATAGATTCGAGTCAACTACAGATAATAATGGAGTAATTGAAGTCTCAGACGATTCTGGAAATGGAAAAACAGGTCAGTTAAGAAATGGAGCAAGTTTATCAACAGTAGTTCCTTAAAATTAAAAAATGAGTAATTTAACATACAATACAATAGCAATAGCAGATTTAAATAACATTGACTTTACGCAAGTAGAGCAAACGAGTGTTGAAACAATTAGAAAGTCTATTGATGAGACTCAGTTTATTATTAAGTGGGAAACACAACCTAGTTTTATAACAGATAAAACAGTTACACCTTTAGGAACTTATAACCATGCACAATGTATAGAGTTAATGGGAACAAGTTTTTGGAGCACGCCAGAACCTGAATAAATATTAAAATAAAAAAAATGAATAATAAAAGTTATATAGTAATTGAGTTAAGTAATACAAACTTAGTTTTATTCTCTCAAGTAGATCAGCAAAGTGCACAATCAATGAGAAGAAATTTAGCAAACACTCAAGGGTTATTAAGCTATAGAGTAACTCCAAGTTTCGTTACAGATGGTAGTTTACCTATTGTTGGTGATGTAATGAACCAGACGGAAGCTTTAGCTTTAATGGCAACTGCAGCTTGGTCAGAGCCAGACCCTACAGAGTAAAAAGTTACTTATACAAGTAAATATATAAGTAACAAACAATTAAATTAAATCAAATGAAAATTAAAGAAGAAGAATTAAAATTAATTCAAGAGCAACAGAAAAAACTCAATGAATTAGTCCACAACATAGGTTTATTAGAAAGCCAGAAGCATGGGCTACTTCATGAGATAGCTGGAGTTAATAAAGAAATAGAAGATTACAAGGAAGTATTAGAAGCTGAATATGGTGCTATTAATATTGACCTTGAAGATGGTAGTTACACTAAGATAGAAGAAAATGTCGAAGGTAATAAGGAAGATTAGTATAGGTTCTGACTATAAGAACGATGCGATGCATTATTCAACTGGTCAAGAAGTATACGGCGGACATACTATTAGTGATATTCTATTTGAGGATAAAGACCAATCATATAATATTTTTATAACTAAAAATAATGAAGTCTTACCTTGGAAAAAGTTTAATGCTAACATGTCAATATCTGTAGAATACGATCTTAAGTATTAGTGAAAAGCTTATATTACTTTATTGTTAAACCTTTTGAAAATAGGTATGACAATATACGACAAGTTGATGGTAATAACCTTATTATCAATACTGGTATTGAAGATCATAGATTTATTAGTAAAAAAGCTGTAGTAGTTTCTACTCCTGCAGCTTATACTACTAAAATAAATATAGGAGATGAATTATATATTCACCATAATATATTTAGAAGATGGTATGATCAAAAAGGTAAAGAACGAAATAGCTCAACTCATTTTAAAGATGATCTTTATTTCGTTGCGCCTGAACAAATCTATATGTATAATTTAAAACCACATTTAGATTATTGTTTTATAAAACCATTAAAAAACCAAAGCATCTTAGAGAACAGAAGAGAACAACCTAATGTTGGTATAGTGAAATATTCTAATAAGTCCTTAGAAGCTCTAGGAATCACACCTGAAACACTTATTACGTTTACACCTAACTCTGAGTTTGAGTTTATTATAGAGGGTGAACGACTTTATTGTATGAAATCTAATGATATAGCTTTAACTCATGAATACCAAGGAAACGAAAAAGAAAATAATCCAAGCTGGGCAAAAAGCAGTTGAGGAACTTATTAAGGTAGCAAAAGAAAAGATTGTTGACTCAGACGATGATGTAAGCGCTGATAGATTAAAGAATGCTGCCGCAACAAAGAAACTAGCTATATTCGATGCTTTTGAAATACTTAATCGTATTCAACAAGAAGAAGATATGTTAAATGAAAAACCTAAAGAAGCTAAAGTAGAAAAAACTTTTAAAGGTTTTGCAGAAGGGAGAAGTAAGTGAGTTACAATCAAACCCTATGGAAAGAAATTAAGGACGTTGTAAATCCTAAGATATTAGCTAAAAACAATAGATTTAAAAAATGGGATTATGGTTATAATTCTGATTATGATTTTATAGTAATAAGTAAAACTGGAAAAATTGGACAAATCATTGAAATACAGAATCTCAGGATTGCTTTACCAGCAGCAGATGAACCGTTTAAACGAAGTAAAGAAAAAGCGGAGCAGTATTGGGAAAGACAAGAGTATCCAAAAGAATTAAGTAAAATTAAAAGCAGATTTGACTGGGAAGAATATCCAGCTGAATTTAAAGAAAAGTGGTACGATTACATAGATGAAGAATTTAAAAGAAGAGAACAAGGTTACTGGTTCTATAATAACGGTACTCCTACTTATATTACTGGTACTCATTACATGTACTTACAATGGTCAAAGATCGACGTTGGAGCCCCTGATTTTAGAGAAGCAAATAGATTATTCTTTATATTTTGGGAAGCATGTAAAGCAGATACGAGATGTTACGGGATGTGCTACCTTAAAAACAGACGATCTGGATTTTCATTTATGTCCTCGGCAGAACTTGTTAACCAAGCAACAATATCTAGTGACTCCAGATTTGGTATACTCTCTAAATCTGGATCAGATGCTAAAAAAATGTTTACAGATAAAGTCGTCCCAATATCCGTTAACTATCCGTTTTTCTTCAAACCGATCCAGGACGGTATGGATCGTCCTAAAACAGAACTTGCATACAGAGTTCCAGCTTCGAAGCTTACTAGAAGGAAGCTTGAAAGCAATGAACAATTAAGAGAGCTAGACGGACTTGATACAACTATTGACTGGAAAAATACTGGTGACAACTCTTACGATGGTGAAAAGCTAAAATTATTAGCTCATGATGAAAGTGGTAAATGGGAGAGGCCTGATAATATATTAAACAACTGGAGAGTTACAAAAACTACACTACGTCTAGGATCTAGAGTTGTAGGTAAATGTATGATGGGCTCAACTTCAAATGCTTTAGACAAAGGTGGAGACAACTTTAAAAAATTATACTACGCTTCAGACGTTACTAAAAGAAATAGAAACGGACAAACATCTTCTGGGCTCTATAGCCTGTTCATTCCTATGGAGTGGAACTACGAGGGATTCATCGATACTCATGGATTACCTGTCTTCGTTAGAGGCAAAGCTACAGTCAAAGGAGTTGATGGTTATGAAATTACAACAGGAGTTATCGAGCACTGGGAAAACGAAGTCGACGGTTTAAGAGAAGATCCTGATGGTTTAAACGAATACTATAGACAGTTTCCAAGAACTGAAGCTCATGCTTTTAGAGACGAAACAAAAGATAGTTTATTTAACTTAACTAAAATATACGAACAAATAGATTATAATGCTGAACTTAATAATTCAGCAGCTGTTACAGTAGGTAGCTTTCAGTGGGAAAACGGTATTAAAGATTCAAGGGTTATATTTAATCCAAATAGAAACGGTAGATTCCAAATAAGTTGGGTACCACCTAAAAATCTTCAAAATCGAGTGATACTAAAGAATAACGGTAAATACCCTGGAAACGAACACGTTGGAGCTTTTGGACTTGATAGCTACGACATATCAGGCACTGTTGATGGCAAAGGATCTAATGGAGCTTTACATGGTTTAACTAAGTTTAGCATGGAAGATGTACCACCTAACCACTTTTTCTTAGAATATATATCAAGACCACAAACGGCTGAAATATTCTTTGAAGATGTATTAATGGCTATGGTTTTTTATGGTATGCCTATACTAGCTGAAAACAACAAACCTAGGTTTTTATATTATTTAAAAAGAAGAGGTTATAGAGGTTATTCTATGAATCGCCCTGATAAAGTTTGGAATAAACTTTCTACAACTGAAAAAGAAATAGGTGGAATACCTAACTCAAGTGAAGATATTAAGCAAGCACATGCTGCTGCTATAGAATCTTATATAGAAACATATGTAGGATTAAAAGATGATGGATACGGTGATATGTACCATCAAAAGACATTAGAAGATTGGTCTAAGTTCAATATTAATAATAGAACAAAGCACGATGCTTCGATAAGCTCAGGTTTAGCTATTATGGCTTGTAACAAAAATAGATATACGCCAGTTAGTAAAAGACAAAGTAAATCTGTGGTTTTAGGTATTAAAAGATATGATAACACGGGTTATAATTCAAAAATAAAATAGATGATAAATACTAATTACAATAGTTCTTTTCCAGATCAGGTTGTGCCAGATGTAGAAAAAGCTTCTTATGACTATGGTCTACAAGTGGGTAGAGCCATAGAATCTGAGTGGTTTAGAAATGATAGAGGCTGGTACGATAGGTTTAATACGAACTATAATAATTTTCACAAGCTAAGACTATATGCTAGAGGAGAACAATCTATTCAAAAATACAAAGACGAATTATCTATTAATGGTGACTTATCATATTTAAATTTAGACTGGAAACCCGTACCAGTTATACCTAAATTTGTAGATATTGTTGTTAACGGTATGTCTCAAAGAACTTACGATATTAAAGCTGTTGCTCAAGATCCTACATCAATAAAGAAAAGGACTAAATATGCTGAAAACATACTAGTTGATATAAATGCTAAAGAGTTTTTAAATAAAGTAAAGCAAGTTACAGGCATGGATCT